CGTCGTCCATTGTTAAGGCAGAGATAGCCAAGCCTCCCAGGGCACCTTGTGCTGCACCGGATGTAGTCTTAACTGCAACCCGGCCAATCGGACTAGTTAAACGCAAAAGCGGAGACAGGAAGGGAACGTCTTGAAAAATCCTATGACCTATAAAGTTGGCAGCAGATCTAATTTTGGGGCTGTTCGTAGCATCCCTGGCGATCCGCATGAAGATGTTTGACTGGCCCGTATCATCGAGAGCTCTGGTGACTGCCTTGGTGGTCCTGTTAATCGCATCAAGAGCATCTTTGATCTCTGGAACACGCCTGGTGACAGCACCAACGATTGGGGCTGTCTGTGATTCTTTTGTAAAATTGTCCAGCTTTGAAGCGCCGGTTGCCATGGGCTCGACCGTTGCTTTTCTGGTGGCATCCACAACATCTACCACCGGCTTTTTCATGGCTTTTGTTAATACCCTTCCGGTCGTCGTTGCGAACTGCATAGGTTCGACGATGGGGAAATATGACATGGCCTCTGCCAGTTTCGTAGGCATGACAGCCCGAACCGCATCACGAAAATCTTGGGCCGCCAAGGCAGATTGCTCGCTTCTCTTAACTTCGCCAACCCCAAGAGGTGCCGAGTATGTTGCGCTTTTGTCGTCTCCAGTAAGGCCCGACAACGCCAAACCCAAATCCCCGATAGCTGTCTCTTTGCCCGATAGGTAATCCTCACGATCGGCCATCATGTTTTGGAGCTCTCTAAAACTTTGACGCACACGCTTCTTCTCCTCCTCCGGGCGATCTATGTAATCGACTTTCTCCCACTCAGGGTCAAAGCTTTGCCACCATGAACCCTTTGGTGCGACATTGCGGTACCCACTAAGCGAACGCTTCAACTCAATCATCTTAATAAGTATCCCCGTATCGTACGCAGCACGTGCACCACCCTCAACAGCAGCCAGTCCAAAATCACCTGGCTTACCCTCTTTCAGCGATTCAATGCCTTCCCCAAGACCGGCACCGAGCTCGCCAATAATAAACGGGATAGCTTCAGTCGCAGCAGTGGTTAGGCCGCCAAAATCAAAGTCCTTATTGTTAGCGTATGAAAGGTAAGCATCAACCTGTTCATCGGTAAGGTCTCTACTGGGATCCTCCCGGACTGCATAGTATAAGGTCTCGGGATCAGCCGGGTCGTACCGGTTGACAATCTGGTCAACAGGAATGCGCTCCTCAGTCACAGGAGCAGAAGCACTTTCGATCGCATCGAGTTGAATGCGTCCGGCTTCCTCCGCTCCACCACTGGCGCCAAGGATCTGATCAAGCGTCAATCTTTCAGCCATTAGTTTTTAGGGGATTGTTGGGGTTGCGTAGGATCTTTCGTAAGCGTCCTGGTGACCATGCTGTTGTCATTCCAGAAAGTATAGGTATCGCCAATGTTTAGATCTTTGCCAAAATCACTGGCCATCTGTCTCTCCATTTGATCCACACTGAGGTAAGCAATTACCGGCGTGTTCCTCGCAGCAAAGGCTGCATACTGAGCCGCATAACCCTTGACGTTTTTAGCTTCAAGCAACATCCGCTTAACCTTCTTTCTTAGCGCGTTATGGATGAACACTTTTGTGACAGCCATAATCTTCTTGTTCGCCCCAGGGGAGTTGTCCATAGACGCAACTGTAGCTGCGTAGTTTTTGATATCCTCGTTAGTTAAAACCCCAACCTCCCCCATAGTGCCTCTAGCGTATTTAGGGATAAGCTGGGTTACAGCAGCTTTAAAAGACTCAGACTCCACTCCGGCATCGGTTTGCAACACTTCATTAAGGGTTGCCAATGCGTTGCCCAAAAATTTTCCGGTAGGAAGGTCAAGTTCACTTAACCTGTCCTCCACGTTGCGAGCCAACTCAATAGCCGCGAAGGCACCATCCATCTCTTCATTTTCTTTCACGCTAAGAGGCTTACCCATACCAGTCAGCATCATTATGTCTTGAGTGGGTTGATTGTCTTCTATTGCTTGGTCAACTAGCTTGGAAACTTCCATCGTCTGGGCTGCTGCGGATGTAGCAGTTTTTAGCTGCTGCTGCATAGCCAGTTGTTCATTCAACAGGTGTTTAGCACTAGCAAACTCGTCAGGGGTTAACTTACCTTTTGTGGGATCCATGCCGACAGCTTTATAAGGAATGCCTTTTGCCATGAGGTCTTTTTCGATCCGCTTAAAGCGGCCTATAGCCAGCACCTCTTGTCTGTCTTTGGGATTATCTATGCTGTAGGAAGTGCCTCGCTCTTGGTTAATCTCTCTGGCTTGTTCCTTAAGCTTAAGCTTGTCTTTATATTTAGCAGCCTGGTCATCCAAGATAGACTTATAGGCAGCCTTCTCGCGAAAGCTTTTATCGATCATGTTCAGATTCGCCAGAACTTCAGGATCCTTGATCTGACTATAAGAGTGAGAGAACAGTGTTTCGTACTCTTCAACATCCTCGAGTTTGTCGAAGTCGTATTGATTAGCCTTACTATAGTAGTAACCCAGTATTGACTGACTGGTAGCCTTTTCGCTTTTGAGGCGTTGCTGCTCCCGGAGGTCTCGCGTGGCTACCTTCTGCTTAGTCTTGGCCGCTTCCCGATTAATCCTGTCGATTTTTTTCTGGCGTTTATCGAGCTTGGCTTGACGCTCCTCTTGGCGATCAGCTCGCTCCTCTTGGCGATCCGCTCGTTCGTTTGCTTTGATCTGACTGTAAAGATTCAGCCCAGCTCTCCATCCTTCTTGAAAACTCATACGCGAGCTCCTCCTCCTAGGAATGCCATTATTCCTTTACCCGCATCACCGGCTACAGCGCCACCCAGGCCGGCTGTCGCCAAGCCTCCCACGGTTCCGAGCATCGTATTAAAAGGATTCATCTCGGCTGATTTGAATGCGTTCGTTGATTGTTGCTGATAAGATTGCATTGCGAATTGTTGACCCAGGGCACCGGCGTTAGGATTTAGGGTTGCGCCCTGTTGAATGCCCATGGGATTAAAAGCGGCTGCACCCTGTTGGGCGCCACTGATGGCACCGAACTGAGCAACCGGAGTTATGCCAGCCAGGAAGCTGGATGCGTTTGCCAAGCGTTGCTGCCTTAGACGAATTGCCGCATCGCCAACAGCAAAAGCCTCGGCTGCTACGTTAGCATCACCAAAGACGTTGCCCCTGGCAGCCTGGCCTCCACGTATCCCTTGAGTGATTTGATTACGCAATCCTTCACCAAGTCCGTAGCCGGCCGATAGATCATCCTTAACCATTTCGCCCATAGCTTCACGGATCTCAAACCCGGTAGGATCAGACTGTTTTAATTGCTCGAGAGATTGCCGAACAAAGTCCTCACCAAACTCCTCCTGGATGTCCAGTTGCGTTTGGGCGATCGTTCGAGCACTTTCTGCCATAAAGTCGAGCTCCTGGCGTGACTGGTCAATGTCACCGAACCCTGTAAAGTCATACGTCTTCTGCTCACCCGTGTCTGGGTCAGTGATTGTGACCGTAGTGCCCATCTTGGCAGCGGCCTCGATCTGCTTGATCAACGGGAAGCTATCAACTTCAGCCTTTACGCCGGCGGCTGTCGCGGCGGCTACGTCTGGTGGTTTTGGTGGTTTCGGTTTTCCCATGTCATCAGTCTCCTAAAATCCTTGTACTTGTATCGCGTTAGTTCGTATTGCCGGTGAGCCCAATACTCGAGCTCTGGCGCGTCCCTGTTGATGTTTTGAAAGTTTGCAAAAAGCGTGAGGTTGCCGTACTTGTCGGCACTGCATAATTCATGAATGTAGACGTGCTTCCCATCGGGCTCATTTTGCTCCCAAAAATGCGGAACCACGTCCCCATCAAATTCCTTAATCCTCCGGTAGGTGAGGAAGCCTCTGACCTCTCCTTCACCGGATGCTGCGATGAGTGTTCCATTCCGAGCATGGAGGCATAAGTGCTTCCCAATCTCATCTTCGCTCCAATCCGTGAATATCTTTCCTCTCCCATTTTTCTTCGCAAATTCTATAACGTCTTCGATCGTCACAGTTGACTTTCCATTGTCTCTACGAACGCGCCCAGGTTTACGTTTCTTAAGGCGATGTATCTTTGATCGCCCAAGGTTAACCCGGCCTCAGTGATTTGATTGTCACTCGAGTTTACGATTCTTACCTGGAACTCTCGGCCCTGGTTGTTCCCGAGCAGACTCATGTTGTGACGAACCACCCCAGGCCGGCCAAGGACATCAGGCAATACAAAGTCCAACGTGAGATCCCCGGTTCCAGTGTCTACCAGGTTGCCGCTATCAAGGATGACTTCATCGCCACCGTCAGGAACAAGTGTGATGTTCACCCTGGCCTTGGATTTAAAAAACTCTACCTCCATGTGATCGCACGTCTTTGGCGATACCGGATCGTTGAAGGTCATTGCTCGCGTAAGGATCTCGAAGGGCACCGTAGTCTTTGTGCCATTAAGATCATCTGCGTAATCATCCGGCACAGTGGCATCCTGTTCGATATGGTCGCGAAGCTGAACGATGTTGTTGTTGGTCTTATCTGCAAAGACCAGTGAGCGCCGATCGTTAAGGGGCTCCCAAACATCAAACTGGCTTGGCTTAATTCCGGTCCACACGCCGGCCCATTGTTTGACCTCAGTGTTATAGACCAGGACAGTATTGTTCTCCGTGCTCGACCCTGTTGGAACAGCTAAGATGTAGCGCCCTCTCCAGTAAGTTGCACAAGCCTTGTTAGCAGATCCCCAGTTAATGCTTTCGATCACGTCTTGGATCGGAAGGCTGATAGGATCGGAGGTTGCCATTTGATCTTGTTGGAATGCTCGACCAAGCGTTCTCACTCCATCGCGTGACAGAAACATGATGTCATCCCCAACGCGCACCGCACTCTTCTCGGCTAAGCAGCCCACCTTGTCGCTGACAAGTTGAACAGTGAAGTTTGCTGGGTTGGTCACTGCTGGGTTGGCATCGACCACGTAGATCGAATTCT